CCCGCCCCCTGCCTCTCTGATCCCCAGGGAACCAGCGTGGAGCCAGATTCAGGCCCGACGGCGCCCGTATTGCATGCCGATGGTTGGGTGATGCCTAGGTTGGATTCGATGCGTCCTAGCGCGTGTACGGGGTCGTACGGGGAGCAGGCCCGGACGTGGATACAGGCGAACATGCGCATGGTGTTGCGTGGCTGGCAAGCGTATGCCCTAGACCGTGCCCTCGAGCACGACCAGGAGGGCCGGCTTATCTGGCGCACAGTGATTGTCACGGTAGGGAGACAGTCCGGGAAGTCAGTTCTGAGCCGGGCGCTCTGCATGTGGCGGCTTCATCACGCCGAGCTGCTCGGTGGTGAGCAGACGATCCTGCATGTAGCCAATCGCCGGCAAACCGCAGTCGAGGTGTTCCGTCCGGCTGGGTTGTGGGCACAGGCGCAGTACGGCCGCCAGGCGGTCAAGTGGGGCAACAACAACACGCAGATTGAACTGCCGTCCGGGGATCGGTGGATTGTGCAGGCAGCCAACGAGAACGCCGGCGTTGGGTATTCGATCAGCATGGCGTTCATTGATGAGGCGTGGCGTGTGCAGCGGGATACGGTCGATGACGCGATCTGGCCGACGATGGCCGAGCGGGACAACCCGCAGCTGTGGCTGGTGTCGACGGCAGGTGACTCGAGGTCGGATCTGATGGCGGCGTACCGGCAGCAAGCCATCGACCAGATAGACGCGCCGAGGGACACGCTGATCCTGGAGTGGTCCGCGCCACCTGGCGCCGACATCGCCGAGGTCAGCACGTGGATGTGGGGATCGCCGGAGTGGAACACTCGCCGGAAAGCGTTCGTCCAGGGACAGTTCGAGAAAGTTGAACCCGATGCGTTCCGTCGGCAGTTCCTGAACCAATGGACAATCCTGGCCAACCATTGGCTGCCGGAACGTCACTGGACCGACACACAAACCGCGAACCAGGATCTACCGGCCGGCACTTGGCATGTGGCCGTGGAATCCGACTTCGACGGATCGAGCCACGCTGTCGCCGTCGCCGCCACCGACGAGCAGGGCCTGGTCCACGTCCGGGTCACGGCACACCCGACGCTGAAGGACGTGGATGAGCAGCTGACCCGATTACGGGAACAGAACCCAACCATGCACGTCCTGGTGACACCCGGATACGCGGATCGGCTACGAACCAGGTTCGACGGCATGGTGGGGCAGCGCGAGGCGGTCGTGGCCACTCAAGTGTTGATGGATCTGTTCAACCGGCGGCTGATCCGGCACGACGGCGCCAGCCTGCTCCGGGAACAGATCTTCGGCACGACGATCGCCAAGCGGCAGCATGGCTGGGTAATGACGGCACCGAAGGGATCCGGCGGGGTTCATGCCGCTCGAGCGGTGATGTTCGCCGCGTGGGATGCCAGCAAAGCGCCACGCCCAGTGGCAATCATCCGCTCCCGATCCCGGCGCGGGGCGTAGGATTCTGCCCGTGAGTGTGCTATCCCCGGTGCGCGCTCTCTCCGTCGTGCGGGAAGCGGAGGCTGAGCGCTCTCGTGTCGTGGCGCTGTCGGCCCAGGCTCCGCTTCCCGCCGTACGGGAATCCACCCTCATCCAGTTGCAAATGCAGCTGAACCGACCGGGCACCGGAACAGTGCTCGAGGCTGTGGCGTTCCAGGTTCCCGCGCTGGTCAAGGCGCTCAAGACGTACAGCCACACAATCAGTGCGTTCCCGCTGCGGCAGTACGTCAACGGCGCCCAGGTCGTGACCAGGTCGTTCCTGATGCAGCCATCAAAGAACACGACGTACGGCGCGGAAATGATGCGCCTGGTCAACGACCTGCTTTTGTACGACCGGGCCTATTGGCGCGTCATCGAACGGACCTGGGACAACTTCCCGGCCGCCATCGTTCGACTGCCAGCGATCGACGTGGTCGAAATGAACGGCGAAGTGCTGTACCGAGGCCAGCCAGTGCCACTGAATCAGGTGATCCGGTTCGATGGTGACGGGCTCGGCGGCTGGCTGAAGACCGGGTACACGGCGATCACGACGGCGGCCGCGCTTGAGGACGCCACGTTCAGGTACGCCGAGGCCCCGCTGCCGCAAATGATCCTGAAGAACAGTGGTGCGGATCTGCCGGCCGACCAAGTCGACGCGATCCTCGAGGCGTGGGAATCGGCAAGGGCCGACCGCGCCACCGCGTATCTCAACAGCAGCATTGATGCGCAGCCGCAGGGCTGGAACGCCGCCGAGTTGCAGCTGGTCGACGCGAAGAACGCGGCCGCGGTGCAGATCGCTCGGATGGCGAACCTGGATCCGATCTGGACGGGCGCCGGTGTGCCCGGATCGAGCCTGACCTACTCGAACCGCGTGGACCTGTACCGGCAGCTGCTGGACACCGGATTGACGCCGGTGATGAACCTGGTGACGCAGCGGCTCAGCATGAACGACGTCACCCCTCGAGGCCACACCGTCACGTTCGACACGTCGGTGTTCCTGCGCGGTAACCCGTCCGACCTGGCAAACCTGGTCCAGACCCTGCTGCCCCTCGGAGTCATCACCGTTGATGAAGGACGCGCCCTGATGGATCTCCCGATGGAGGTAATGGAGTGAAAACCCTCTACACCGAAACCGACCTGGTGTACGAGCTGCGCGAGGACCAGGCCGACGGCGACATTGTCGGCCGGATCCACGGCCGCGCCGTCCCGTACGGCGAGCCCACGACCGTCGGTGGCATGACCGAGGTCATGGAACGGGACGCGTTCGACCCCGAGGACGTGATCGGTAAGCCCTTGGCCTACCGGCACGGCGAACCGATCGGCGTCATCACGGCCGCCGAGAACCAGGCCGACGGTCTGTACATCGATGCCGACGTCATCAACACGACCGCTGGCCGGGACGCAGCCGTAATGCTGCGCACCGGCGCCAGCAAGGGCCTATCCGTCGGGTTCAACCCGATCACGATGGCCTTCAACAAGACCAAGGACGCAGTTAGGCACACCAAGGCTGCCCTCATCGAGGTCAGCCTCACCCACATGCCCGCCTACCCGGGCGCGGCAGTAACCGCAGTAAGAGAGGAAACAAACGAAATGACCGAGGTCATCGAGGCCGAGGCTCCGACCTCGGACATGGAGGCACGCGAGCAGATCGCGCAACTCCGGCAGACCGTCGCCGCCCTCGAGGCGAAGGCGCACGCCACCGGATCCGACATCGACCCTGAGCTGGCTCAGTTCCGCAGCCTGGGCGAGTACGTCAAGGCAGTCAAGGACGGGCAGGTCCAGTCCCGCGCCCTCGACGTGTCGAACCTGGCCGACGCGGCGGGACTGGTCCCGCCGGTGTGGTTCCGCGAGATCTCCGGCGTCCTGGACCGTGGCCGTCCGTGCATCAGCGCGATCGGTGGCCCGACCCCGGTCGCCGGTGCTGGCATGACGGTCAACTGGCCCTACTTCGACGGTGACCTGTCCGCGATCGTGTCGACGCAGGCCAGCGAGAATACCGAGATCAACTCGGTGGACATCGACATCAAGAAGGGCACCGCCACGCTGCTGACCTACGCGGCCGGTAACCGGCTGACGTTCCAGGTCATCGAGCGCACCGACCCGTCGTATGTCACCGCACACCAGCGGATCATGGTTGGTGCGTGGGGCACCGAAACCGATTACGCGTTCCAGGCTGGGTTGTGGGCCAACGGAACCAACGGCATGGACTACGACTTCTCGGCTGACACCACTGGTGCCACGTTCCGGGAAGCCGTGTTCTCCGCTGCCGTTGACGTGCAGTCGGCCACCGGGCAGCCAGCCGAGGTCGTGTACGTCAACAGCGCCGTGTACAAGAAAATCGGCGGCTGGACCAGCTTCATGCCGGACTCGTACCCCGTCAGCAACGTTGCGGGCACGTTCAACGCACGGACCCTCAACCTGTCCGTCGCTGGCCTGCCCATCGTCCTGGCGCGTGAGTTCGCCACCGACGAGACGGAGGACGCCATCGTGACCAACCGCGCTGCTGCCGGGTGGCTCGAGGACGGACCCCGGTTCGCGTCGGCCGACGTCGCCGCCAACCTGGGTCGTGAGGTCGCGATCTACGGGTACGCCGTGATGATCCCGTACATCAGTGCCGGGATCGTCAAGATCTACAATCAGGCCTAAGCGGTCAGGAGTCGACCAACCATGCTTGTCACCGGACAGGAACTGGCCACAAACCTTGGCCTGACCTACGCCGCCGACCCGTTCGATCAGGTCGCCGGCACCGCTGACGAGATCGTTGGTCGACTCCTGACCCCACTGGCCTACGCGAACGAGCCGATGCCGGCAAAGGAAGCCGCGTTGCATGTGGCCACCGAAATCTTCCAAGCCAGATACAGCGCCGGTGGCGAATCAATCGCCAACGACTTCACCCCAGGGCCATACCGTCTGTCGTCGGCCATGACGCGGCGCGTCATGGCGCTGCTGGGGCCATATCTCGATCCTCGGGGGATGGTCGGATGACTGCCCTTTCCACCGAGGCCCGGCAGCTGGTCCAATCAGCGTTGACGGCCGCCGGGATCGACAACTACGCGGCACCACCAACCGTGCCGAAGCCCGGCATGGTGGTGGTGATGCCGGATCTGCCGTGGCTCGACATCGAGCGGATCGGTTCCCGGCTGAACTACGTTGTCCGGCATCGCCTGCTGCTGCTGCTTGACGGGCGCAGCAACACCGGCGCGCAGCTGCAGGCCGAGGACCTGGCCGAGGAAGTCCTCGAGGCCCTGCCCAGTGCTTTCCGGGTCACGTACGTAGGGCCGCCTACCGTGGTCGATATCGGCAGTCAAGGCGGCATCCTGGCCGTTGAAATGTCCATCCAAGTCAGCATGAAGGAGTAACAGCAATGCCAGCGACCGCCATCACCGGCAGCCAGTTCACGTTCACCTATAACGCCGTGGCGTACTCCGCTCAGGTCACCGGCGGCACCGTCACGCGGGAAACCTCCGTGACCCGGATCAAGACCCTCACCGACCAGGCGTACAAGAACACGGACGACAACTGCACCCTCGAGGTGTCATTTCTGTACGACGAGGAAACGGGCCTGGTCGGTGCGCTCAACACGGCGCAGGGATCCGGCACCGCCAACGCCATCAGCCTGGTCGGTGGTGACGCAAAGTGGACCGGCAACATGTCCGTCAGCAGCGTCTCCACCGAGTTCACGGCTGATGGGATCGCTACCTGCTCCGCGACTCTCGAAGGGGCCTTGACGTTCGCTGACGCGCCATGATGCCCGAGCTCTTGGCCAGCGTTGACGGGCACACCCAGGTTTTGCGACTCACCAGCGTCGCAGGCCTGGAGCGCATGCAGCAAACGATTAGCGAGGACAAGAAACCGACCGAGGCAACATCGGCAATGTGCCTGGCGTACTACGCGCTCCACAACGAAAAGGCAAGCCTCGACGAAGTACGCAAGTGGGCTGACCTGGTTTGCCTGATGGTCCTGGATTCACGCAAACCGCCGGACCCTACCTGGCCGGAGTAGGCACGGCCGTATACCGGCTCGCGGTCCTGCTCCGGTGCCATCCGGACCGCATACGAGATATGAACATCGACGACTTCTACGGATTGCTGAGGGAGGCCAATGGCCAGGTCTAGCAAGTCATTTGACGTAGAAGTTGAGGGCCTGAACGAGCTGTTGCGGGATCTACGCGCACTGCCCAAAGAGGCCAGCGCGGAACTGCGGCTGGCATCGCAGCGGATCGCCGATCAGCACATGGTGCCGGCGTGGAAAGCGGCCGCCGACAACGCTGGACCGTGGGGCGCGAAGATCTCAACGACGATCAAAGCGAAACGGGATCGGCTGCCCTCGATCACCATCGGTGCGCAGCGCCCGAAGTACGGCAACGGCGCCACACCAAACACTGTCCGCTACGTCTCCGACAAGGGCTTATCTCGAGGCGGGCCCGGATCCGAGGGCGCCCAGGCGGCGTTCGGCAACGGCCGCAACTGGATGCGTTTCGCCCGGTCGTATGTGCCGGGGGCGATCCAGGAATGGGCCAAAGCCATCGACACGATCTGTGACCGTTTCAACAGTGACCGGACGGGGATCGGCTGATGGCCGGCCGGACTCTCCAGGTATTCATCGCCGCTGACACCAAGAAATTCCGCGACGGGTTGGACGACGCCGAACGGCGCATGAGGGGCTTCGACGGGTCGATAGGTGGCCTGGCCGGCTCGATGAAGAACGTACTCGGTCCGGCGATGTTGGCGGCCGGTGCAGCTGCCGGGGCCCTGGCCGCAAAGTTCGCCGTGGACGGGATTCAGGCGGCCGCGGACCAGGAGCAAGCCAACCTGAAACTGGAAAAGTCGTTTGCGGCTGTCGGCGCCAGCCAAGATCTGCAAAAAGCACAGGATTACCTACGCGCACTCCAAGACACTGCCGGAGTCAGCGAAGACGAGACATACCCTGCACTGGCTCTGCTGGTCGGCAAAACTGGCGAGTTCAAGGACGCACAAATTCTCATGAACGCGGCTTTGGAGACAGCCAAAGCCAAAGGTGAACCGCTGGAACCAATCGTCAAAGCGCTGGCCAAAGCGTATGGCGGAAACTATGACTCTCTGCTGAAACTTGTACCCGAACTGGACAAGACCGCGATCAAATCCGGTGACGTGTACGACGCCACAAACGCGCTACAGAAATTGTTTGGCGGTACAGCAGCAGAACAAGCCGAAACGTTTAAAGGCAAAATCGACCGAATGAAACTCGGCATGGGCGAGTTGCAAGAGGCGTTTGGCACTGGGTTCCTCAACGCCGTCCAGGGCGGCATGGACAAACTGAACGGCGCAGACTCGTTCGGCCAGACCATGCGCGATATGGAACCCACGTTTGAAAGCATGGGCGAATGGCTCGGCACACTGCTGAGCGATCTGGCCGTCATCGCTGACAACACCAAGACTGTCATGGATGCGTTCAACGCTTGGAAGGATTCCATACCGGGCCTCAGCACCGTCCTGAATGCGCTCACCATGGGACCAATCAGAATTCTGTCCGACGCGCTACGCGAACTGAATCGCCTCATGGGCCAGAGCCCAATCGCTGAAGGCGCACCGGAGCGCACACCCAATGTGCCCGGCCGAGGTGGTGCCGGATACCAACCGACCACATTGGGCCCGGCGCCCGTGTCGTCGGCGCGCACACCAACGGTTGTGGCGCCAGTGAGCGGCTTGGCCAAAGCCACAGCCAGCCAGGCCCTACGCACGTCCGGCAAGGTGAGGTTGCTGGGATGAGCGTCACGTCCGTCGTCATCGGCGGGACCGCGATCCCGTTGGCCGACATTGATTACTCGGTGGCGATCTATCACGGCCGGGACCGGATCGACGACTCGCCGGATTCCTCGAGCTGCGAAATGCTGATCTACGTTGATGGCGCCACCGCCATCGATTTCGACGTGAACGAAACCGTGGTTGTGCAGTCGTATTCCACAACCAGATTTACCGGCCGCATCACGGACATCACCGTCGAGCACGGCTATAGCCTGGACGGGGTGCCGATCTGCGGGGTCAGCATCATCGCCATGGGAAACCTGCGATTGTTGGCGAAGTACGTCGATGCCGGCAGTTTCTCCGCTCAATCGGTGCAGGCCAGGGTGGATGCGATCCTGACCGGCACCGGCTTGACCTACACCGCCGAGGCTGACCCTGAACTGGACCTGATCGCGTACACGCCAGGCCCAACGGTGGTCCGTGACCTCCTGGACGAGATCTGCGAATGGACCGGCGCGACGCTGTACGACACCCCAGATGGCCGGATCTGGTTCGAGTCGTACACGAGGCGCGGATACGACTACTCGACAGCCACCTGGGCCGACATGGGCACCACGACCTGGGGCAGCGCGCTTGGCAAATGGTCGGAGCAGTACGGCGCGACATCGGTGGCCCCGACCCCGGTAACGCTGCCGTCGGCGGCCGTCGTGTGGGCACCGGAATGGACCATGACCGCATCGACGATCATCAATGACGTCACCATCGCGTACGGCACCAGCGACCCACAGGCCACGATCAACCAGACCGACACGGCCAGCATTACGGCGTACGGCCGGAACGCCATCGAGCTCGAAACGAAGCTGGACCAGTCCAGTCACGCGAACCGGCGCGCCAGCCAGATCCTGACCGCGCAGGCCGACTCCCGGTACCAGATCGGCAAGGTCGAGGTCCTGCTGGACCAGCTGACGGCCGGGCAGCGCACATCCGTTCTGGCGCTGAAAGCGGGAGCACGGGTCATTGTGGAGGATCTGCCACAACCTGCGCCGTTCGAGGAGTTCCTGGGCGTGGTCGAGGGATGGGGCGAACTGCACACACCCGACCGGGTCAGCCTGACCCTGGCCCTATCCGACCCCAGGTACTCGTACGCCGTCGTATCTTGGGGCGAGGCACCAGCAGCTGCCACATGGGGTGGCGTACCCGTATCCAAGACCTGGGCCGACATAATTCAACCGACGGACCTGGACTAGGAGCAGCATGGCAACCACCACCTACGGCACCGAATATGTGCAGAGTTCGGACCTGGTATCGAACTGGCCCGGCTCCAGCCTCTCGGTGGCCAACCGGATCGACGATGTCAGCCTCAAGGGCAACGGACTCAACAACCAGACCGGCACGACCTACACCCTGGTCCTGGCCGATGGCGGCAAGATCGTCACGCTCAACAATGCTTCGGCCGTGGCCGTCACGATCCCCACCAACGCATCCGTGGCGTTTCCGACTGGCGTATTTATCGGCTTCACAAACAAGGGCGCGGGAACCGTCACTCTTGCCGGCGCGGGTGGCGTCACCGTCAACGGCGCCAGCCTCACTCTGGCGCAGAACGAATCGGCCACGGCCCTCAAATTGGACACAAATACTTGGGTGGTCTCGAAGGGTGGTGGTCTCCCAAAAGCAACCTATAGCTCCACCACGGGGTCACCCACAGTGACCACGGTGGGGAGCAAGACGTGCGTCCAGTTCACCGGGTCGGGGTCGATCACGATCAGCCAGGCCGGTTTGGTGGAGGTGCTGGTCGTCGGTGGTGGTGCTGGTGGCGGCAACTACATCGGTGGCGGTGGCGGCGGCGGCGGGGTCAACTACCTGACCAGCCTGTACCTGCCAGCCACCACTCACACCGTAACCATCGGAGGCGGCGGGTCTGGCGGGGCAGTAGTTTTCGCCGCACGTTTGCCCGGAGCCAATGGCGCTGCATCAGGCGTCGGCAATTATGCGATTGGCGTCGGCGGTGGCGGTGGCGCCGGCAACTTTGGCGGCGCAGGATCAACTGCGACAGGCTTTGCAGGTGGCTGCGGCGGCGGCGCTGCGGGATCGACAACGTCAGCGAATGGCGGTGCTGGCTTCAGCGGCCAAGGCAACGCTGGAGGCAACAATGCAACTTCCGGCAACTACGGAGCAGGCGGTGGCGGTGGCGCAACCGCAGTTGGCAGCAACGGCACGACGACGGTGGGAGGGAACGGCGGTGCCGGGTCTTCGAACTCCATCACAGGGTCTGCCGTTGTCTACGGATCAGGTGGCGGAGGGGGGTCAAATGGCGGCACAGCAGGTACCGGCGGAACAAGTGGTGGCAACGGGACAAATAACAACACTGCCGCGACTGCGGCATCGCCAGCCAATCGCGGCGCCGGTGGTGGTGGTGGCGGGTGGAGCAACCCAGGTGATGGCGGTGCTGGAGGCAACGGCTCCAGCGGCATCGTCATCCTCCTCTTTGGATAAGGATCAACATGGCTCACTTTGCTCAAGTCGACGACAGCAACATCGTCCGCCAGGTCATCGTTGTTGCCAACGCCGCCATCGAGAATGCACCGTTCCCCGAGTCGGAGCCGCTGGGTCAGGCGATGCTTGCCGAGTCCGGGTTCTCAGGGACGTACTTGCAGTGTTCCTATAACGGGAACTTCCGGGGCGCGTATCCGGGGCAGGGCTGGTCCTACGACCCTGACGTTGACGAGTTCATCCCACCACCAGCACCGGAGCCAGCAGCATGAGTCCCGAGCAGATCCTGACTTATCTGTCCATCGGTGCCGTGATCGTGACGGCGCTGTTCTTCCTCATCGACTCGCGCATCAGCAAGGTGCTGCAGGAGCTGCGGCCGAACGGTGGCCAGTCGGCCAGGGATGCGCTGGACCGGATCGAGCGCAAGGTGGACCAGGTCGAACAAAAGGTCGAGGGCCACATCAACTGGCACATGGGGCAGTCATGAAGTGGCTAGCCCAATCGCCGTACGCAAGCCTGCTGAAGATCCTGACCGGCGCCGCCCTGGGTGGCCTGCTGTCCTGGCTGATAACCGCTGACGTGTCTCCACTGATGGTCGCCATCGGCTCGGCGGTGATACCGGTGGCCATCAACTGGCTCAACCCCGACGATCCCAGGTATGGCAAGGGCAGCCAGCCGCATTACCAGGACCAGGCCAATCGACCCGAGTTTGAGATT